GGAGGTGAGTCTATGGAATCTAAATTAGACTTACAAATAGTTCTTAATAGAGAACTAAAAAAGCTTATAGACCTACAAAAAAAAGTTTATAGCAGACCTCACGAAGTAAGTGATGCTAGTGCTTTAGGTTTATTAGTTTCTAAAGCTTGTGAATGGCAAGGAGATGACATATTCGATGTTGCTTGGACAGCATTTGAAGATTCTAACTACCATTCATTTAATACTAACTTTAAACAATTATGGGAGAAACAATAATTGAAACTACTAACTAAACAAAACATAGCTCAATTAAGAGCTAATGCAAAAGCTAAAAAGCCAATAGCTTATGTTAAGTTGTTCAATCCAACCGGAGCGGGTACTTGGTACCTATCTGAGCTGGATGAAAATAACATAGCTTATGGTGTAGCTGATGTAATTGAAAAAGAACTTGGTTATACATCTCTTGATGAACTAAGTGAGCTTAAATTGCCTTTCGGTCTAACGATAGAGAGGGATTTATATTTTAACCCAACACCTTTAGAGGAGGTTGCTTAATGAAACAATCTAAATCACTTGCTGTTTTACAAAAAGCATTACAAGACCAATTTCCACTTTATAAAGTTGGTTTGTTTGATGTCTTAGCTTTTGTAAAACAAAATGCAAAAGACTTGCCGGCAGAATTAAATGCCGAGTATAGAGAGCTTATAAATGATTTAAGCTCTGCAATGTTTAAACAATACCAAAAAGAAAAGGAGGTTTCTTAATGAAACAGAAATACTGTTTTACTAAAGTTCCGGAGCTAACAGCTGATGGAATGTTTAAAGATAAGTGGAGGGTTGCCAAAGTCGTGGAAAACGAACCTGGTTATACTCCGCTTGGTACCAAAGACCCATACTTTTTTGTTGGGTCGGCTGAATATGTCGAGAAAATAGTTAATACCTGGAATGAAAAACTTGGTGTTAACCTCGATAGAGAGCAAGAAATAGTAATATCAACAATGGAGTTTTAATGAGAATAAAAATAAATAAGGAGGTTAAATAATGCCCAGAATAAAAATAAATACTAAATATCAATTTTATCTCGACAAACTTAGAGAGCTTAACTTAGATGACCTCGACAAAAGTTGGGATAAAGATAACTTTAATATGAAACTGCTGTTGGATGGAGTCCAATGGCAAATTGATAATTATGGGAAAGGCAAGGTACTTTAATAATGGTTAAAAAAACAATAGTTTATAACACTAAACCGGACCCCATCGTTTCAATAAAAGAATATGAAATAGATGAGAATGGTAAAAGAGTTTTAGTTAATCAAATAATAAATAAGGAGGTTAAATAATGTTTATTAAATCTTTAAATAATGATGGAAAAGGAAAAGATTATTGGAAAAAGGCTTATTATCTTATGGCCGAATGGTCCCAGGATTATCTTCCTGAAGATGTTAAGGACAAAATAGAAAAACAACTTGAAGAATTAGAAAAGGAGGTTAAATAAATGAGTAAAATTAGAGCTGATAAAGGTAAGTTCATAGCTTATATAAGAATGTCCACCAACGAGCAAAGTAAATCCGGTTTAAGTTTAGATGCTCAAAGGACCGCTATTGAAAAATTTATTAAAGATAAGGAGGTTAAATAAATGACCCGAAACTTTAGGAAAAAAGATTTTGTTCCTGGAGAGGCTCATAAAGGTAAATATGTATTTTATCTAAGAGTATCTACCAAGGAGCAAGGTAAATCCGGGTTAGGTTTGGAGGCTCAAAGGACCGGATGCGAAAAGCATCTTAATGGTGGGCCTTGGGAAAAAATTGGTGAGTATGTTGAGATAGAGTCGGGTAGGGCGGCCAATTTAAGGCGGCCTGAGCTGATGAAAGCTCTAGCTCATTGTAAAGCCACCGGAGCGATACTAATTGTTGCTAAATTAGATAGATTAGTTCGTAATGTATCTTTTTTAACTAAAATACTAGATTCAAAACAACCTTTTATAGCGGCTGATGTTCCAATGTTTCATAATCCGGCAACCAATAAATTTATGTTAGTTAATTTAGCTAATGTTGCTGAATATGAGGCCTCATTAATATCTGAGAGAACTAAAAACGCTTTAGCTGAGAGAAAAGCTCAAGGTGTTAAACTGGGTTCACCAAATCCTGGTATTGGTCAGAAAAAAGCGGTGCAAGCTCGCCAGCTGACAGCTCAGGATGATGCTGAAAAAATCTGTGAGGAAATTAAAAAGATTAAATCGGCTGGTTTCACGACTTTAAAAGAGATAGCTAAGGAGCTGCAAGTAAGAGGCGTGCCAGTATTAAGACAAACTTCTTTTAATAAAGGTGAAATTAAAGAGGAGGATTGCCGCTGGTTTATTAAAGGAAAAGTAGATAAACGAACCACTATTAGAAACATTATGATACGAGGAGGTATTTATGACAAGTAGTTCATTTAGAAATTCGCCAATAGATGAATCAAATAAATTATTTGCAAAAGAATTAGCCTGGTTTGAAATTGACCGGTTATCGTTAAATAAAAATTCTTTTCATAATAAATCGATTGCTAAACAATCCGAAGATTTTAAGAAAACTTTTAATTATTTTTATAATAATATCCCTCGGTATTTATATTTTTTGTCAATAAGTTATGCCTATTTTAATGACAAAAATTTAGGTTTAAATGAAGTGGTTAAGCTGACCGGTATAACTCGGCAGACCGCCTCACAAATAACTAAGGATTTGCAAGCTATGAATTTAGTCCGCCTAGATAATTCATTGTCAGATGCTCGCATAGTAACGATTTTGCCTACAATTCAGTTTCAAGAGACAATGCAAGTTTGGAGCGAAATGCGGTATTGTTATTATAGTAAGTTTTGTTTTCCGAAAGTATTTTTAAGCCGAAAGTTAAAAGAGGAATACGAAAAAATGTCAATTTTGTTAACATAATTATGTCAAAAAGTTTTCGTATTTATAGATATTTAAGGGTGTATTATAGGAGAAATAATGGATAAACAAAAACAAAACGAAGATTATTATAGTAATGTTATTTATGAAAAATCGTGTTCTCGAATAACAATTCCAATGATGCAAGCCAAACATTTAGCTAATGCGGTTAAATTATTTGGTGAGCTGTATGAGAATTTAAAAGAGATACAAAATTCAAAGCAACCGATTTATCGAAAATTAACAATGGCCAAACACGAATTTTATTCGGTGCATTGTGATTTAAAGGTAAGAGCCAACGAACCTAAATTAGGAGCTGGTCCGCACAATGATTTTAGAGGTTGTAAATGACACTATATATAGGAATCATCGATGAAATTAGCGTTTAATCAAATAACAACCCTTGCAAATGGAGATTATATGCAAAATAACAAACATAATATAGAGATTACCGCACTATATGACGATTCTAATAGAATTGTTAAGATATCGGAGTCATTAAATGTGCGCATAATATATATTAGGAAAATTAAGAGTGTCCTCAATATATTGTCTGGTGTTACTGACTATCTAAAGGCAGTAAGATTATCAAGTTTAGCTAGTTTAACTTTTAATATATTAGCATTTTTACTATGCTTTTTTCTAGTTATTTCTTTAGTGGTAGCTCTCGATGTAAACCATACATTTATAAGAGGTCCACAATGGTAGGAAAAAGAACAAGAGATGACCAAGCCAGCTGCTCAATACTTTCAATCTTAGCTGGCCTTTCTGCCTATGATTCACCTAACGATATTTTAAGGTCAGCTGTAGATTCTATTGCCAAACCTAATGGAGAACATAGAAAGCCAGAAATATTAGGTAGTCCTATGCATTGGGGAAATATACACGAACCAAAAATCATAGAATTAGGATTAAAAAAATTATTAATTACTGATTACGATGATAATTGTGAACCGGTGCATCATTCAACATTACCACTATCTGGTTCACCTGATGCTTTATGTAAAGTGAAAAAATTACGAGTACCACATATGCCCGAGGAGGGTGTATTTGTTATGGGTGATGATGATGAGATTGTATTGGATGGTCTTGTTGTTGTTGAGGCAAAAGCTATTGGCAAACCACCTCAAACTATCCCAGATTTAAATAAAGGTCCTTATCAAGTTGAGGGATTGATGATGTGTACCGGTGCAAAATATGCTGTAATTGCTCATTTGTATCAAGGTATTCATCTCCGGGTATTTGTAACAAAAAGTAATCCCGAGATTAGAAAACATATTGAGGAATTAATACCTGAGTTTCAAAAAAAAATTAATGACTATAAAGTTAATGAGGTTGTTGATTGGTATCCGGTTGCTAATCCATTAGATGGTGTTTCAACCTATAAAGTTGACCAGGGATTACCTCCGGTTGTTTTAGGTGGAGAGGATATGGCAATCGTTGATAAACTATTAGAGGCTCAACAATTAATTAAATCTGGCCAGAAAATTAAAGATGAGTGTACTTCATATTTAATGTCTATTATGGCTAATCACGATACAGCTGTTGGAAATAATGTTGAGATTCATTGGCCTCAAAATTCTGCCAGGAAATCTTATACTGTTGCAGCTCGACCACCTACAAGAGGTAAATCTTTAAGGGTTAAGGTTTTCGATGATGTTTAATGGCAATTATTTTACACCAAAGGAAAAGGAGCTGTTTATGTTTATTAAAAATTTTATAGAAACTAATCATTATGCTCCATCCTATAAAGAGATGAAAAAATTTAAAAAAACTAAATCTGATAGCGGTATTAATCATTTATTAGATAAGCTCGAAAGTAAAAATTATATCTTACGAGATAAATGGAGCAATCGTTCTGTCAGAATTAATTATGAATCTTTACAATATTAACTGAAAAAACGACCCTCTAGGAGCCTCGAGAATTGATTTTATAAGGCTCCCTGGAGGGTTACTACCTAGCTAATTTCCTTTAAACTTTCCTTTAATGACTCTTGTTCGAGTTCATTATTTTCTAAATGGATACTATAAATACTATGTGATATTGATGTAATCCTAAATGTTGGTTTGAAAAAAATTCTCGGAGGTTTCCTCATACAAACAAAAGCAACAATATCTGATGACATATCTTTAGTTAAATTTCTTTTATTTCCAGTAGGTCCTTGCTTAGTTGCAAACCTAAATCCATTTCTATCTTTTATTTTTGATTTAGAGCTTTTAACTTCAATGCGATAAGGTTTGTTTTCTATGATTGTAATTAAATCAAACCCCCAATGATTAACAACCGATGTGTTATAACCTAAATCTATTAAAAAATAAGCTACATAATATTCTGCTGTTTTACCTCGAACCATAATGGATTTCCTTTTTTATTCCAAATGACTACTGGACATTTATATTCTCGTTTATTTGGTATTGGGAATTTTGATTTATGTTCGTGCCGCATCTCATCATACATAATGAGCAAATGCAAAAAGCAAACCCACCCCTCCAACGCCTATACCGATAAAAACTATGATTCCATTAATCATATCCTCTCTTTGTTTTTTCTCGTATGCGAGTTGTATTTTTCTTTTTTTTCTTATTTGACCTTGAATCCTTAATAATTCATCCCAGGCTTTCATACCAAATGT